CTAACTGCTTCTTCGGCAGAGAGATAGATGTTTACCTTTTCATTAAGTAGTTTCTCTAGCTTCTTACGGGTAAACTTGGTGTTCTCCACCATAGCGGCGATGTAATCTTCTTGTAGCGTCTGGATGGCTTCAAGTTCGTTGGCTAGGTTAGGAAGCGTTCCAAAGTTTCCTGCTGCGACATTGTGAATCATAACGCGGCAGTTCTTGCCAATCTTGCGCTTACCCTTTGTTCCTGCCGCGAGGAGTAGGGTTCCTGCGGACATAACCTTACCAACACCGATGGTGTGGATTTCGGTTTCTTCCATAATAGTCTGCATTACATCATAGAGGGCAAACATGTCGTCTGCGCTGCCGCCATAGGTGTTGATGTAGAATTCAACTGGCTTCTTTTCTTCGCCCTCGGGTAGTAGGCGGTTCATCTCGTTTAGGTAAAGTAGAGCCTGTGTTAGTTCGGCAATCTTCTCATCTTCAACTGAAGAGTAAAGACCGATAACTCTTAGCTCTGGCTCCTTGGGCGGTGCGCCCGCTCCTAACAATTCTTCAAGACTTACTGTCTTGACTTTGGGATTTGGTGCGTCGGTGCCAGCGCCTGCTTCTTCTTTAGATACTGTCTCGGCTGGAGGAAGTACAGTATCAAGAATCTTTCCAATAATTTTACGCATCATTTGTTTGTCTCCTTTGAAAACATAATAGCTGTTTTTTTGTTGTTATTTAGGAATCTCTGCGACCCTCTCCAATCATCAAATTCAATAAAGCCTTTAAATATCTCAGGGTGCGCCTGAAGTAAATAGGCTATCGAGTTATCTTTGTAGTGTTGAGTAACTTTATCGTTGTCTCTCTTAAGAGATTCATACTCTTTGTCTCCATAGGATTTACCATTCTTACGAAGGGCATCCAGTCTGTTTGTGTGGGCGTAGTGTAAGTATTCTAACCCCTTATTAATAATTGTCAAGTAGAAAACATAAGCCATCCTCAAGATGACTAATGATAGTTTAGTAGACTTGAAGAAATATAAGCCTGCGCAGGTGAGCCAGCCAAGCAAGAAGGAGCAGCCGGCTATCACTATGCTGATGACGAGTTCCATTGTGTCTCCAAAAAAATAACCACCTAGGTATGGTTGCCTAGATGGTTATTATAACGGCTCAGGAGATTTCTGTCAAGCTATTATTTTGAAGCGAGTCTACGATAGATGCGCTCGGCTAGCTTGTTCGCCACAGCATCTTTATTCTTCTCACGAATGAGTCGAGCAGAGACTCGGCGGGCGACTTCTTGTACTATTTCTTCTTCGCCCATTTCCTCGTCATCTTCCATCTCGATTCCCATATCGTCATCTTCGCCTTCGGGAGCGGCATCGACCTCTAGTTCACCACCTTCTACGTCTCCTGCTTCACCCCCCATTTCCATCTCATCTTCACCGACCTCTACGTCGGCGTCAAGACCGAGTAGATCTGCGAGTTTGTCAACGATGTCAGCAAACTGCTCTTCTTTACCGCCGTCCATGTCGCCGCCCATGTCGTCCATGCCCATGTCGTCGTCCATATCCATTTCCATGTCACCGCCCATGTCGGCATCCATCTCCATGTCCATTTCTTCGTCGCCCTCGGGCGCTGGTGCTTCTTCGGCGTCCATCTCCATCTCTTCCTCTTCATGCATATCGCGCATTCCGGGTTCATCCTCGTCGTCACGCATACCGGGTGGCATACCGTAACTTCCGCCCATCTCTTGGAGGGGCTTAATGTTCGCTAGCTTCATGAACTGGCGAATCTCTGATTCTGATAATAGTGTCTTGCGAGCCATAGTTTTATATCTCCTTAAAAACTTAATGTTAAATAGTCCACATCACCAGAAGAAGCCAATAATTCTTCGCCATCCGGCAAACGTTTCTTTAACTTAATTAGTGCTTTCGTTTCTATTTGCTTTATTCGAGCAAAAGATAATCCTTCACGCTTTGCTATCTCGCGAAGAGAAAGAGAGCCATTCTGGTGAATCGCAATCATCGTGCAATTGTAATCATCTTCATAATTAATGTGATATCTGCACCCTTCTGCCTCGCAATTTTCTCTCTCTTTTAGGCACTGTTGGGCGCATATCATTAAATGTTTGGTATTCATAGATCTGGGAACTCCTCTGCGATTAAATCAAATAGGTTTTCTTTATCGGCGTCATCAAGTAGCCCCCAATCTTCCAGCTTTTCTTTTCCTTTTCTTTTTAGTTTGAGAGACTTTGCGAATCTCTTTCGACTCAAGATCTTGTGTTCTAAAACGTAATCTTCCATAAAAGCCATAAGATTTGGATCTTCTTGAACAACGCCATCAATCACCGCACGAAAAAACTGAGATGCGTTTAGTTTGTTGTGTCTCAGTCTTATTATGAGCCGCGCGTGATCATCGTCGGCAACCCAAAAGCGGATCGACTTTATGTCTTCTCCGTAGTTTGGTTCATCAGCCATCACCACTTCCGATTTGTGATGTGTGTTCTGCTTTCGCCTAGTCCTGCGGAGGTCTGGCGAACAAACTGAACCTTGGCTTGTAGCTCTTCAATAGTGCGAACCCCTGAATAGGAGAACCCTGAGCGAATGCCTTGTTCAAGATCTGAGAGGATGTTGCGAACCTTGCCCCGATAAGGCACGGTGGAAGATACACCCTCAAATGATGAGTACCTCCCGCGCCATTCTACTTGGGCTTCCTTGGATGCCATACCTCGATAGGTCTTGTATTTGCGCCCCTGAGCGTCTGTAAAAACTTCTCCGGGTGCTTCCCTTGTGCCAGAAAGTAGAGAGCCTAGCATAACCGCGTCGGCTCCCGCCGCGAGGGCTTTCACGATGTCTCCAGAGTTGCGAATGCCGCCGTCTGCTATGATTGTTACATCGCGCTCGGTCATAGCGCAATCTATGATCGTTTGCAGACCAGGGTGTCCGTGACCTGTCTGAACACGGGTGGAGCAGATAGAACCGCCCCCAATGTTACAGCGAACAGAGTTTGCTCCCCAGTCTGCGAGATCATTGATTCCCTGGAGAGTTGCTACATTTCCAGCCATAATGTGTAGGTCATCACCAACAGACCCTCTAATGTTGCCCAGCGCTTCTTTCATCATAATATGATGCCCGTGGGCTACATCAACACAAACAAAGGTTGCGCCTGCTGCAAGGCATTCGCAAACTCTGTATAGCATATCATCGCCAACACCAACGGCAAAACCAATGTTCTCTGCTCCGTTGATTCTTGCGTGCCCAACCAACTCTGCCTGTTCTTCTGGTGTGTTGTATCTGTGGATGATTGCCGAACCGCCTTGTTCCGACATCGACCCCGCCATCAAGTCTTCTGAGATTGTGTCCATAGGGGACGCAAAGATCGGTAGATCGAGCTTTAGTCCGTTCCCCAAATCAGAATGGATATCCACTTCAGATCGACTGCGGATATCGGAATACTGCGGAAGGATGAGAATGTCGTCATAAGTTAATGCCTCTTTCATGTTAGTTCCTATTCTTGTCAATAAAGATTCGGATTCCTGTGGGCTCAAACCAAGTGTCTTTATTGGGATTCTCAGGGTCTTCCATAAAATCAACCTTGGGTCTCACACCTCCGGTCTTAACATAACAGATAGACGGCACACCCTGAAAGCCGTATTTTTTCTCAAGCCCATCTCCATCCTCCATGTTAAAAGCATAGAAGTGGACACCATCGTAGTCTTCAGCGAGGTCTACGAGTCGGGGCTTGAGGGCGTGGCATAAGTGGCAATTAGAGCCGTAGAACTTAATTACGACTTCATGTTCGCCGTCAACTTTTCCGCCTAGAATTTGCTCTAGGTTCTTTCTGTTTATCCTAGCTATTGTCATTTTCATATCCTTCTATGATGCGGTCGAGATACCAACGTGCTTTCTTGAGGTCTTCAAGGGCTTCTGCCTTGTGTCGGTGTCTCGCTACATACTTTACCACATTGCCGGCATTGAAGTCAAGTCCCCAATCTTCGATGGCGTCAATTACTTCTATGTTGCCTTGGTTGTAGTGCGAGGGGTTGTTGACTGCTTCGCGCCGTGCGAGGTTCTCTAGTCCCTCTAGCTGCTGCAAGTAGTTTGCTGCTACCTCTTCGGTGTGGGGTGGGTCATCCATCCCTTGTGAATCGAATAGGTCAATCTTTTGTGTTGGCGTGGGCATTGAGTGCTCCTTGGGTTATCTCGATGCATTGGGGGCAAAATAGTGAAACGTGGGTGGGATTCTCGCGTACCACTACTCGCCAAGTTAGTGCGTGTTCTTTTGATTTTGCGTCAAATGGGGCGTCGCACGTTATGCATGCGTCTGGTCTGTGGCTAAAGGTGGAAATTTTTTGGGCGAGTTTTTCGTTGCCTTTATTCTTCTTCTTGAGCCGCCGCCGCTGTGCTCTGTTCACGGTCGCTCCATTCCGGTGATGCGTGGTCCGTTAAATGACGACTGACGGAACACCACCACTGCTGATGGGAATGGGGCACTATTCGTCTCGTCACCAAACTTGATGCGACCACGGACAAAACGAATCTCATCTGCTTTCATCACGTAGTCGTGCCAATACTTTGTGTCGGTGCGGGCGGGAATAAGCATTACAACTGTTGTGTCGTCGTTCTGCCCCTCTTCGTAAGCCTTCTTGATCCAATCCTTTAGATTTCGACCATAAGGTGGGTTTAGGAAGACACGATTACCAGACCAGTCCTGAGCAAGTGAGTCATCTGCTTCGGTGTAGTGGTTGGCGACCTTGTAGTTATCAGCCGATGCTGCGGCATCTAGGGTGAATGGTCCAAAGATGCTGTCGAGCTTGTCGAAGAATGATTGTGGTGTAGCCCAATCGTTCGACTTTGAGCTAAACATTAGATTTGTTGTGTTTTTATCCATCAGTGCTCCCAAGTGCTCCATCGCCCCTGTTTGAGATAGTGATAGACTCGTGATACAGATCGCCCTGAATGTGATTCAGGCGGAAAGTAACCACTGGCACCATCACAAGTTGTGCGATCTTGTCGCCATAGCGAATCAGTTGGCGATCATTACCAACATTGTGAAGGTTAATGAAAACCTCGCCATCATAGCCAGAGTCAATTACATGTGCGCCGACCATTAGTCCGCGCTTTGCAGCAATGCTTGAGCGGTTCATTACCTGTAGCATGTAACCGTGCGGAATCCCAAACTTTAGACCAGTTGGGATAATCGCAGATTCGCGTGGGTCGATCGCAATCAGATCTTTGACGTTGGCATACACATCTAGCCCAGCATCAGATGGGTTAGAACGTGTGGGAACCTTGACATACTCATCGAGTCGCTGATATTCAATAATCATGAATCCTCCGGTGTGCCCTCACCAGAGAGCATCTTGAAGTTGTCGTAAACATCCTCGATGTCTACCTTGCCCTTGAACAGACGGTAAGCCTTCACAGCCGCACGGATCTCGTCGGTGTTAAGCCAGCCCTGCTCTCGGTACTCGGTGCGTAGCTCTCGCTTCTGCTCCTTGTACGGCTCGATAGCCTCTTCGATTGCCACGAGTGACCGGATGTACTCCAGAACGTAGCGCTTCTTCTCTTCGGTTGATGTAGACATTTAGTCCTCCTTGTTATGTGTGTAATGTAACGGGTTACGCTGCTGCTGTCAAGCGCTCAGCGTCGTTTTTCTTGAGATTGAACAGAGCAAGCTCCTTAGCCTTCGCCTCGATCATCACGTCGAGGTCGTAGCCGTAGTCGTCAACAGGTCCGTTGACGTAATCTGAGTGGGCGTGTGGACGAATCTTTGCGTCCTTCTTC